TTAAGGTGCCACATCCGGAGTACAACTCGAACGTTGTTGTCCTTTTGATGTTGGAAGAAGACCGGCTTCGTCCGGAGGTTATTCCTAATGCCCGCTGTCCTGCAGTAGGGTCACTAGAAAAGGCGCTGCAAAGAGCGCGTGCTGTACTCTGTCTAGAATTCGTTGGAATTCCGGAGTACGTTTACCTACCTGAAGGTAGGCGCACGTGTTCTTCCCTGCGCACCTCATGGGATCGTTGGATCAAGTTATGCCTGGAACGGTATAGCAGACACTCTAGGTTTGGGAGTAGGCTTCGGCTGGCTCTTAAATCGACCAAGCGCATTTTCGATGCGCCCTGTAAGGAGTGTGATCGTGATTCGGCGAGTCAGGCGAAAGCTGCGTGGAGGTTACACGTCTCTAGGGACGTGCCACGTAGTGATCTCCCAGGCGTGTGTGATCTCGGTGAACTGCGGAAGGCAGTGAGAGAAAACATTTCCGGCTGGGGTAGGCGGTTGGAGAAAGAGAGGATGGCAGAAGGGAGAGCTCCTGCTCTTGGTGAGTACATTCCTGACCAGCAGGGCTGTTATGAGGTTACTCGTAGGGACGGTGGTACCCTTGCGTGCGGTGTTTCCGATTATTCCGGTGATTGGTCCGCTGTGCGCTTGGGTGTTGCAAAAACGAAAGGTAAGTTTCGGGCTGTGACAATGCAGTCCGCTGAGGTTAAGCGCGTGTTAACCCCAGTTCATAACGCCCTCTACTCGCACATCACCTCCTTCGGGTGGTGTGTCCGTGGGGATGTTACTAAAGGAGATTTCGAGGTTGTCGCTGGAGATCGTCGCGGGGGGGAGTCTTATATTAGTGGTGACTATACAGCCGCCACAGATAATATCTACCTCCCTGCTGTCTCTGTCATTGTTAGCGAGATCTCGAAATGCCCGGAATTGTCGGAGAAGGAGAGGAGTGTATTGCTCGGGAGTTTCGATAACCTCCGTTACAAGACGAGCAGTTGTCTCGAAGATGAACACTTTGAGATCAAAAGAGGTTCGATGATGGGTAACCTTATCAGTTTTCCTATCTTGTGCCTCCTCAATAAATGCTGCTTTGATATCGCCTGCGATATCCGTGACGCTGGGGATCGGAGCCGGAAGGGCAGGTTCAACGGTGACGATTGTATCTTTTGTGGTGACGCGGCCTTCTACGGAGTGTGGAAGGCGGTTACCTCGAGATACGGGTTCATCGTTAATGAAGAGAAGACAGATCGTAGCATGCGGTGGCTGGATTTAAACAGCCAGACATACGACGCTAGAGGTCACCGTATGGTGGCCAAAGCGACTCTGGGTTTTCTTCGTCCTGCTCGACGGGAGCCGGGTGACATGCTTGCGGAGGTAGTCCGCGGTCTTGTTGGGTTCTCCCAACGCAATGTCCTCCGGGTCATTGTCATGCTTCGGCATGAGATCGCCCTGCGGGGTGTGATGGGCAGTCTCCGCTGTCTTTCACGTTGGCTACGGATGCAACTTGTCCGGAAGCGATGGTTTCGGGAGGCCGCCATTATGGGCGGTTCTCCAACCCTAGAGAGTGGCGTTCGGAGGTCGGTCGAAGTGATTGTCGGCCCGCCTCCTAGGGAGAAATTCTACGGTATTATTACCGCTGCCAGCGCCAGGTTGCAGCGGGGGAATACAAATAAGTGGATGGGAAAGAGGGTTCGCCCTCTTGAGCTGAAACTTGATAGGGAAGCCTTCTTTAAGGCCCGTAGATCTATTCACCCTATTTCTTCTTGTCGCAAGTTCCAATGGGG